CAATACCGTGCAGTCTTTTTCTCAGTTAACATTTGCTAGGGACAACAACAGACCTGACCAAGAAGATTTTAGAATTGCAGCTAGAAACTCTTTGGATGTAACAAAGGACGCTGGTGAAAGAAGTCTAGGGGTTATGCACAGAACCGTATCACATCAGAAGACATTTGACGGCAACCGTAATGTTGACGAAACATTTAATGCTAAACCGGCAGACCAATTCCCAGACGGTTACATGGGCGAGCTTTACGCGGAGATACATTCGAATTCCAAGGCTTCTGAGAGCTTCAGAGAAAAAGCTATTAAAGTTCGTGAGCGAAGCGCTTACTTTATGCAGCCGCTACAGGACAAAAAGCCTGATGCTCAAATAATACCCGGAAGACAAGTTGAGCCATTTATGGGCGTTCCAGTACCTCCACCTCGCCCAGACAGAAGCCCAGAAGAGATTTCTGGATTCCCAGCAGAAGCCACATTCCCATAGGAGATTATGATGGGTTTTCTAACACCTAAAACACCACCACCGCCACCGCCACCAGAGTTGCCACCAGAGCCAGACTTAGGCAAAGCTGCTCTTATGGCTGAAGAAGCTGAGATGGAAAAGCGTAAGCGCAGAAAAGGTGCTGGCTCTACCATCGTTGCGGGCGCTCTTGGCGAAAAGGCAACAGACGTTACCACAAGCAAACCAACATTGATGAGTTAAGCTATGAAACCTGATGACATCGTAAAGCGCTACGAACATACAAAATCACGCAGAGATAACTGGGACACCCATTATCAAGAGCTGGCAGACTACATGTTGCCTCGAAAGGCTGACATCGTTAAGAAGCGGTCACGCGGTGAAAAGCGTATGGAGTTAATTTACGATGGCACAGCGTTACAGTCTGTTGACCTCATGGCGGCTTTCCTTCACGGGATGCTGACAAGCGGAAGCGCTCCTTGGTTTCACTTAGACCTAAAAGATGAAGACATTAACCGTGACGATGATGTGCGTGAATGGCTGCAAGACACCAGCATGCGTATGATGCGAGCGCTTAACCAGTCTAACTTTGAGACAGAAGTTCACGAAGCCTATGTTGACCTTGTTGTCTTTGGCACTGCTTGCATGTTCTGCGAGATGGACAAGGGTGGGCTGCGGTTTAGCACACGGCACATCTCTGAGTTTTATGTGCAAGAAGACCAATACGGCATGGTTAACACCGTGTTCCGTGAATACAAGATGACTGCTGCTCAAGCAGTAGAACGATTTGGGTTAGATAATGTTGGGGATTTTATACGCAGAGCTTTTGAGAAAAAACCCGATGACGACATCTCAATCCTACACGCAGTTGTTCCGCGAACAGAGCGAGACGTTACCAAGGGCGACAAGAAGAACATGCCTTTCATGTCCGCATACATTGGCATGGAAGACAAGAACATCATTTCAGAAAGCGGCTTTGAAGAGCTGCCGTATGTTGTGCCACGCTTCCTCAAAGCTACCGGTGAAGTAATGGGCAGAAGCCCGGCAATGACTGCATTGCCTGACGTTAAGATGTTGAATTTAATGTCAAAAACCATTATCTCTGCGGCTCAAAAACAGATTGACCCACCGTTGTTAGTTCCTGATGACGGGTTTCTTCTGCCAATTAGAACGAATCCGGGCGGGCTAAACTTCTTCCGTTCTGGCTCACGCGACACCATAACACCATTGCAGACTGGCGCTAACATTCCTATTGGTCTGAACATGGAAGAGCAAAGACGAACAGCTATTCGTTCTGCGTTTTATGTAGACCAAATTTTATTCTCTGGTCAGTCAACTATGACGGCCACAGAAGTCATGCAAAGGCAAGAAGAGCGCATGAGGGTTATTGGACCTGTGCTGGGCAGGCTTATGAGTGAGATGTTACGGCCATTGATTGACCGCATCTTTGCCCTTATGTTGCGAGCTAACATGCTTGCACCACCACCAGAAATTTTACAGGGACGTGATGTGGATATTGAATATGTGTCACCACTAGCCAAGGCACAAAAGTCATCTAGCGTTAACAACACTATGCGAGCGCTTGAGATGCTTATGCCGTTAGCTGAGTCGTTACCGGTTGGCGACCACATTGACCCTGATGGTCTTGTCCGCCACATAACTGATTCTCTTGGCGTTCCGAAGACAACCTTGCGTAGCTCCAGAGAGATTGCAGAGATGCGTGAGCAACGTGCTGCGGCAGAGCAACAGCAAGCCCAGCGTCAGCAGGAACAGGAAGATGTTTACACTGCTGCACAGGCAGCACAGGCTGTTAGAATGGTTGGAGGCAACGAACAGTGAAAGAAGTAGAGCAGTTAAAGCACATGTACAAAGATGTCTTTGGCACTGAGATTGGTGCAAAGATTTTAAAAGACCTTGAAGCTCGATGTAATTGGAGGGCTTTAAGCTATGTAGCAGGCGATGCCAACGCTACAGCTTTTGAGGAAGGTAAACGAGCAGTTATCCTTCATATTCACAACATGATGACAGAGGAGTAATTATGTCAGAAGAAAATGTCGAACAGGTAGCCCAGCCGGAGGCAGGCGGTACTATGCTGGAAACACCAGCAGAGGTGGCGCAAGGTGGGTCTGGTAACGATTTTCTAAGCACAATTCCAGAAGAATTGCGTGACCACCCAAGCCTATCACCTATCAAAGACGTAGAAAACCTAGCGCGGTCTTACGTCAACGCACAGAAACTAATTGGCGCAGACAAGATTCCTATGCCAGTTAACCCTACCGATGAAGACCTTGACCGCATCTATGGCCGTCTTGGTCGTCCAGAAACAGCGGAGGGGTACGAAATCCCTGTGGATGGCAACATTGTAACAGAGGAAGTAGCCAAGGATTACGCTAACGTAGCCCACAAGCTGCGCCTTAGCCCGCAACAAGCATCTGGTATTCTTGAATATTATCAATCACTTGCAGGCCAAAGCGAAGAAGCTATGGCAGCCAATGACGCAAAGATTATGCAGGACACTGAGCTTTCTTTGAAGAAAGAGTGGGGTGATGATTACGGTAATAAACTGGCTATGGCCAAGGAAGCTGTCGAATCATTTGCGTCTACAGACATGCTTGAAATTCGTTTAGCTGACGGTACTAAGGTTGGCAATCATCCCGATTTTATCAAAGCATTTGCTAAGATGGCTGATTTCCGGCATAATATGACTAGCGAAGACACTGTAGCTGATGCGCCTATGGCTCGCACGATGAATAAGCAAGCCGCGAAAAATGAGATTGATGCCATTATGAATGACAAATCTCATGCGTATTGGGACAGAAAAAATGTTGTTGGTCGCCAGCAAGCGATTCAGCGGATGCAAGAATTATGGGGCATGGTTGATGGATGAGCTAGACAGAATCCAAATCCGCCTCGACTGTTTACGGATTGCTATTGAGTTTGGCTCAATGCGAGACGTATTGAAACCGGCATCACTCGCAGACAATTACTACGAGTGGGTCATGCAGGGTAGCGGTGAAAGCCGTCCTGTTGACAATCGGAAAGACGATAGCCAGAGGGAGGCTAAAAAGCCCAGAAGCGTCCGCAAGGGTAGCGCATCGCAATATGACAACGCAACCTAGTAGATTAAGGAGTTTATCATGTCTACTGAAGTAACCACCGCGTTTGTCCAACAGTATTCTGCTAATGTGCAGATGCTATCACAGCAGATGGGTAGCCGGATGCGTGATGCGGTTCGCATTGAGAATGTTGTTGGAAAGAACGCATTTATCGACCAAATTGGTGTAGCAACAGCGCAAGTTCGTACAACTCGCCATGCAGACACACCACAAATTGACACTCCACATTCACGGAGACGTCTAACACTAGCAGACTATGAGTATGCTGACTTGATTGATGACCAAGACAAAATCCGCATGCTTATTGACCCAACATCATCCTACGCTCAAGCGGCAGCCGCTGCTATGGGTCGTGCAATGGATGACGTTATCATTGCTGCAGCACTTGGTACTGCTGCGACTGGTGAGACTGGCTCAGGCACACAAGCCTTAACCAACACCATTGCTAATGGTAACACTAACCTGACACTCGCAAAGCTACGCGAAGCCAAGTTCACCTTGGACTCAGGTGATGTTGACCCATCAATCACTCGCTACATTGCTGTCGGACCAAGCCAGATTCAATCCTTGCTTGCTGACACAACTGTAACATCAAGTGATTTCAACAGCGTCAAAGCGCTTGTACAGGGCGAGCTGGATACCTTCATGGGATTCAAGTTCATCATGACAAACCGCCTGACAACCAGCGATGGTTCTGAGACTGATGACATCCGTAACTGCTTTGCATGGGCAGAAGACGGTATCACACTTGGTCTTGGTAAAGACATCTCTGCGCGTATTGATGAGCGAGCAGACAAGAGTTACGCAACTCAAGTCTACTACTGCATGTCACTGGGTGCGGTGCGTATGGAAGAAGCCAAAGTCGTACAAATCGACTGTGACGAGTCTCCAGACTAAACAACTGAGGGGGCGGGAAACCGCCCTCTCTTTCCTCTAAAGGTGATGAGTGGAGTACAACAGCGACTTCCGTTATGATTTAAAGGTTGGCCAGCTACATGAGAAGATGTTAGCTGGTTTGCTTGAGTCTAAAACCATTGAGGTAAAAAGAGATTTTAGAGCTTCACAGACTGGCAAAGTGTTTGTGGAGTTTTTTTGTAGAGACAAACCGTCAGGCATAAGCACAACAGAGGCAGACTTTTGGTGCTTTACACTTGATGGGGAAACTGCCATAATGTTACCTACCTCAAAGCTAGAGGCATTGGCAAACAAGGCGGCAGACAACAACAAAGTGGTTAGTGGCGGAGATAAAAATCTTAGTCATGGTCTTTTAATTGAAGTAGCGGATTTGGTGGGATGATATGGCATCAGTAGTAGACATCTGTAACGAAGCGATGGACTTGCTGGGAGCAGCTACCATCACATCATTAACAGAAAACTCAAAAGAAGGTAGGCTGTGTAACAGGCGATTTGAATCAGCGCGTAACTCTGTTATTCGCTCTCACCCGTGGAACGCTTGCATTAGACGTGCATCAATACCGCAAGACTCCGAAGCTCCGGCCTTTGGGTTTCTTTATCAGTACACATTACCTACTGACCCTTATTGTGAGCGCGTCATATCCTTTTGGAATGATGACGTGAACAATGAGCTTGCTGCTTATGACTCACCAGCTATGTTCAAGATTGAAGGCCGCAAGATTTTA